CCATTAAAAAACGAATATCATTTTTTTGTATAATCGTACCGTCAATTTCAGAGGAGTTATAACTAAATGATGCGCCATATACATTATAAGTTGACGCTGATGTTTGATTTTTCCCTGTTACTGGATCGAAAGCACTTGAGCTTATAGATGAAAATGTAACTTGCTGGCCTTTATCTTTTAAAAGCCGCAAAGAAACAAGGGCTAAATCGCTATAAAAACTCATGCTCGATAAACTGAAATAATTGGCTTGATTAACTTGCTTAACTTAGATTCAGCAGCCGTTAGCCATGTTCTTGCAAATGCTGATTTTGAATACTCAACCTCAATAACATCGACTTTTTCTCGTACTGTTTCACGCGACAAATTAGCCATGGGGTTAGTACCCGCGTCGATTGATATTGCAATCTCCATTTGCGCCTCTTGGAGAAGCAAAGGAATTGAATCTGACGCAACACTATATCCATCAAGAAAAACGCCTGTGCGTGGCCACTGCAAAGCCTGTGTACTCGATCCTTTATTACCTATGAAGTCTTTTTGCTCAAGGTAATCCATAGCGAGTATAAGTACTTCGGATGATGTGCCTTTTGTAGCGCTTAACGTTACATTTCTTTCAGTATTGTATGCGGTAAAATCAGCTTCACTAACATAACTTGTGCTAGATGTTGAGCCTGTACCTGTCTCTTTGGTAATTGTTGCCATAATATACTCTTAAAATAAAACGCCCCATTTCTGAGGCGTTATATCTATTTAACGGCTTTAGCTCGACCAGCATCAATTAGACTTTTTGCTGTTTCGCTATCAACCTCGGCAATATACTTTGCCTCTTTTTTACCGTCCGAGGTAAAAGATACTCCCCATATATTCTGTGACTTCTCAGTTACAGGATAATCGGTTGATACTTTTACCGTCTTAGCTTCGTTAGCCATATTAACTCCTAGTTATTGATAGAGGTTAAACGTGCAGTACCGCGGCGGTTAAATTGAGCAAAGTTTGAATAAGACTTAACGCGGACAATGTTATTGTCTTTAGTTTCAGCCGATCCAATATTTTCAACCATGATACCAACGTCTGTACCCATTGGATGAATCATTGATACACCAACCTTTTCAGTACCGTCATCCCAGCAACCAGCATAAACAGAAGTTAGAGCGCCAGTAGTTAGTGCCGCACCATTTGCCGTTTCTGTGATTGATAGATAATCATTTTGAAAGATTTGAACGCCTTCATATACTGATACGTTACGGGTAGTACCGTTTGGCATAGTAAATGGCATTGTTTCATTAATACCGCCTAATGCGCGAACAAGAGCCTTATATGAACGAATTGTACGTGATGGCATAGTGATAAAGTCAACTTCACCATCTTTAGCTTTAACTAAATCTAACAATTCATCCATAAGAGCAAAAGACAATGCTTGTCCTGCGCTTGCGGTTGTATATTGAGTTGAATCAACCAAGGTATGCAATGAATTAAGGTTAGGGCTTGTGCCGTTACCTTGTGCAATACCAGTTTGAAGCAAACGACCGACCGACTTAGCTTTAGAGCTAATTTCAATCGCCATTTGATCTACACCGGCGCTTGAAGATTGAGCGGCGACTAAGCCATTCAATTCAGCATCACCAATAGTAGTTACAGCCGTATATGATGCTTGTGTGAATGTTGCTGCTGCTTTAGCGGTAATTGTTCCACCCACTGCTAAATGTTGAGCATCACCGAGAGCATTTTCACGATTCACAAGCATTGCTTGGCCTTCGTAGCCCGTCCACGGCATAACCTGCCAAATTGGAGACGTTGTTATAATATCCTCGGCAATGCCTGAGATAATCTGATTGTTAATTAGTTTTTGCGCTTCTGCGAGTGTTTGAGTAGCCATTTTATATCATCCTATAGTTCTTTAAGCCCCTCAGCTATTTTCTGAGTGCTAGTTAATTTTATGTTGTTTGCAGCACCGCTACTATTGCCACCAGAAGCACCGCCGCCGGATGATTGATTACCTTTTAACAGTGAAGCATATCTTACATCACCCTTAAATTCTGTTTTTAATTCGTCAAAGCTTGATATTGTTAAAGCTCCGTCTTTATCTGTAACTTTTACCTCACCATCTGAATATGATAAACGTCTTGAGACAAACTCACTTAATAATTCAGCGTTTGCTCCATCTGCTAATTCACCTGCAATTTTCATTGCATTTATTTTAATATCTTTAGCAGATTGCCTTTTAACAATATCTATATTTTTTGTACGTTCTTTTTCTAATTCAGCCATTGCCGATTTATGAAGTTGCTCATAGTCGCCTTTTGCTTTGGCTTTTTCTTCTGCTTCGGTCTTTGCGTGTTCTTCTGCTTCACGTTTTAACGCCTTTGCTTTTTTCGTTTCGCCTAATAATTCGTCATTTTTAGACTTTAAACCTTCAATGCTTTTTGTTGCTTCGGCTAATTGCGTTTGCAAATCTTTAATACTTGGCTCATTTGAACCCGATCCACTTTCTCCGCCTTCGCCTTCCATTAAACGATTTTTAATTATAAACATTTTTTACCCTTAGCCGCTGGCCATTAATCCACAAGATTAGTTATATTATAGACTTATCCATATCATATAATCAAGTTATCCACAACTTACTCACAAGTTATACACAATCAATTAAGCGTAATGTCATTTAATCGGTTTAGTTCGTCTAATGTGTAAACTCTACCGAGGGGGTCTGTAAATTTATCTATTGTTAGCGATCCATTTCTAAATAACTTTGACCTTTTTTCGCCTAGCGCCTCGTCAACAAATGATTTTGGCTGCTCTTTTAGCCATCCACCATACGTTTTACGGCCTGATACGGACTCTTTACCGCTTGCGCCTATTGACGGCCTATCACCATTTAATTTTGATCCTATATCGAATTCAGGGCGTATTATTGGGATTGTTGTGCTCCGACACGAAAAATGAGCTGGGGGCAAAGGGGATTCAGGAGAATCGGGATATACAACCACCATCACGACCGCCGCAAATTAAAGTAGTCCTGCTATCTAAAGTAGATACCCACCTATAACCATCCATAATATCTTTATTTGCGCTAAATACTTCTTTTCTTGCTACAGATGATGAATGGTTTGTAATTGTTCTAACGAGTGAATCTAGCTGTCTTTTTTGTAGCGTGTTTATTTTCGTACTTAAGTTTCTAGCTATTTGTGGCGTTGTTTCGCCTAACGTAACCCCATCGCTAATAGTCCGCGTGATTTCTTTTGTTTTTAGTGACGTAAATTGTCTTAAAGCGCTATTAATTGTCACATTAGTATCAAGAGACATTGAAGAGGACATAACATTAGATATTAATATGCTATCACTTGGTATTGTAAATTCAGCATTTACGGTTGCCTTATCAAATAATTTTGCACTAAATGCAGATTCAGACTTAATTAGATCTTGCGTTCCGGATACCACATTATCTGTCATTCCACCCATTAAGTTAATTGATAATAGCTCAATATCGCGTAAAACAGCTTCTAATCTTTGCGCCTGAAATACGGTAGGCTCTTGAGATAATCGAGCATTAATACCAACAATAAGCCTATCTAATACCGTTAACGCTTCTTTAGATTGCCCCCCAGCGTATCTTTGTAAAAAGACTTGATGCCGTGTTGCTGAGTCTATTAAATATTGTGCGCTACTCATTACATTAATACATTAACTGTTTCAGCTTCGCCATCAATATCATCATCCGTTCTATCTGGGCTAATTAGCTCACTATCCCTTAAGTTATTTCTTAAGTCTGATTTTGCTATTACGCCTCTATCTAATAATTGAATTTGAGCGACAAGCGCTTGAGGATTAACTGTTTTAGGATAAAATTCTTTGTTAATTTTAACGCTTATGTCACCTTGGCCGCCTTGGAATTCCATTGCCCATTTAAAGCATTGAATAAAAGCCGATTCCACATTTTGAATAATAGATCCTAATTTAGAATTTTGACCAATAAATCTAATTCTAACGGTTTCCTCTGACTCGCTACCGCCTGAATCTTGGATTAATCTAGCCCCTATTTTCATCATTTGAGCCTCTTTCATATCCATACCTTTGGCCGGCATTTGATTCTCAGACGCTTGTAATAATGTAGCGCTGCCTCCTTCTGGCAGCGGGACCATTCCTCTAGACCCTAAGCCTATTTTACCCTTTAAAACTTCTGTTACCCAGTTAGCCGTTAATCCCGCTAGTACGGGTGTTGGT